TCATCGCTCGATCTTGATTGTTCATCAGGTCCGTCTGAATTGGACTGAACGGGTTGTATGATGACTTTTTAAATTGTTTGCCGCTCGCAGATGTAAAATTAAACTTGTCGAGGTTTCTTCTGCGATAACGACGAATATTCTGTTGTCGGTAATTTACGATTGGGCCAGAGAATAGGCGCGTCAATCTTTGAAATAATTCTGATTGTGGGTTTTTGGGATTGTTGTTTCTTTTTGCCATGTTTTATTTAGCCCTTGTAGATCCATGAAAACTGTTCAAGATTTTTCTTGTGCTTTTCTAAAGCGTCATCAGTTTTGCTCTTCCTATATCCTAACATACGAAAGCTTTTTGATATTCCGCTTCTCTTTGGTTGACTTCCAGCGCTGTCTCCTTAACCCAACATGCAATCGCCAGTGACATAACCAAGTCATCGTTATAACCTCTCATGGCCTGTGGCTTGCCGTTGTGCCAAATAAAAGTTGTTAATTCGTTGATTAAGCGTGAAGAATGCGTAATAATTAGTTTGTTACGAACGAATTCCTCAAGTTTTGCGATAATAAGCGGTCGTGTCTTGCTGGAAGTTGTAAAGCCAGCCACTGAGTTGCTCATGTGTTCTGCTTGAAGCTGCTCAACATACTCATGTGTAGCCTTGATAGAATAATAAAGATTGGGATATTGAAGATCTGATAACTTCTCTAAAACCGAGATTCCAAGACTATTATTCTCGACCACCACAAGACAGTTTCCGTATTCTCTGCCGACAGAGTTTAGCATATTCGAATACATATCAAGAGTTGGTTTACCTTGATACTCGGCCACAACTCTCATTGTTTCAAGGTGAATTAGTTGGAAACCTGAATGGTCTGCTCCGTCACCTCGGGCAACGTCTGCCACCAAAAGATAATTCTGACCTTCTTGATACTCTTCCCAAATCCAATAATTACGGTCAAAGCCCGTTCTATATTTTGGCTCTTGAATAAACTGCTGAAGATATTGAATATCCTCGGGATGAATTACCGTGTCACCAGAAGTATTGAAGTTGCACTCAAGCTCTTGTGCAATCTGGCGCTTAGACATATTCTTGGTTTCTTTCTTGTACCAAGTCTGCCCACGATCAGGGTGAACATCCCAAGGCAAACAAGTCGTCACAAAGTCATTCGACCCTTCTTCCGCTTCTGTGTAAATCTTGTGGAACCAGTTTCCGACACCATTTGGAGTGGAGAGTGCGATGCATCGACCACCTGTGGACAATGTGGGATAAAGACCCATCCAAAGCTCTTCTAATCCCTCGACGTGAGCGGCCTCATCAACAACAAGCAAAGAAAGCGCCTCGGAACGACCGGCATCGCCAGAAGTTGAAGATGCTTTAATTTGCGAACCATTTGAAAGTTCAAACGAAGCTCTATTGTCAATTGAGATCTTTGCAATCTGCATCCACTCTGGAAGGGACTTCATGATGCCCTTCACTTTCTTGACAAGGTTCGCCGCAGTTTGAAACTTGGTCGCAACAACAAGAATGTTCTTGTCTTTGTGAAACAGCATTAGCCATGCAACATAACCTGCTGTAATTGTTGATATTCCAAGCTGACGTGCTTTTAGAATAATATTAAAACGATGATCATTAAAACTTTGTAAAAGTTCGCTTTGGAAGTCATATGTTCGAAACGGGATAGACCCCTCTAATGGATGTGAAATTCTCGCATAGTTGTTCAAAAAATAAACAGGGTCTTTGCCAGCTTTCACAACCTCCTTTAATATTTGCTTCTTGTCGAGCGTAAAGGACATTAATCTCTTCTTTTGTCGTCTTCTCTCTCATGAATAGTCTTCATAACTTTGTATCTTAAAGACTTGAGATCCTTAATTGCCTGCATGGACGCTTTGCGAACTCGGCGACCCGCAGAGGCATTATTTTTGTTGTCAAACTTTTCTGCATCGCCAACGGCTCTGGAAAGTTCTCCTAAAATTCTCTGTAATTCTTCATGAATCATTTTTCGGTTTGCTCCTGCTGTCGTTTTGTGGCTTTTTTCCACCCTTACCCAACTCAAGGAATGAACGAATAGCGTCATCAAGTCTTTCGTCTACGCTTTGTGGCGGAGCTTCATTATTGAGCTTAATTCCGCCAATCTCATAGTTGCAGCTAGCCTGAACCCACATTCTAACATTTGAAGATCTTTGAACAAGAATGTCGCAGTCACCGACTTTCTTGAGGGTTAGGGTGTTCTTTGTTATTTTCTTATACTCTTTCTTAAGGAACTTTGCGATATCAGCAAGCATTCCTTCGATATCTGATTCAAAACTATTTTTATGCACATCTTTCATAGTCAACTCACCGTGATATGTGATGACAAGATTTTCTCCAGCAAACTTTACACCGAAGCCGTCCATAACACGAGTGTCCTTAATTGCACACCCCTCTTCACGATTGAGCCCAATCTCGCGAGTTTCTCCATCCGAAGAAAATCTTTCGTCGTGCGATCCGTCATATGCATTTGCTGCTGCCTGCGCAATTCCCTGAATGATTTCAAGTGTTGTTGCCATTGATTGTGTTCTCCTTATTGTCTTTTGGTCTCCAGCCAGTCTTCCAGCGTTCTTCGCGACCATCGACGTATTCTATATAGCATCTAAAACAACAATCAAACTTATTCATATAAACATCGTCTTTCACATCAAATGAATAGACCTTGCACACAGGACAAGTTCGTTGTGATTCTTTATTAATTAGCTTCTTTGACACTAAAATGCCATTTATTTCCACCCTTTCCTTATTACGAGATGCTTTCATTCGCTTTTCGGTTAGGGCCTTTAGTTGCTCAATGTATTCGGCT